TGATCTCAACTCCTTCCAGGCCTGACCCGATATTCGCACCTTGTCCTATGACATAGGCCTCCTGTTCGGATATCGTCCGCGTGATAGCGGCTAGATCGATCGGTAACGCGAGAACAGTATTGTACTGGTCAGCAATAATGCCAGCACACACGCCAGCGGCAATGGTAGAAATAAGCAAGCTGGCGAAAAACATGTCACCTATATAAGAAAACATCATCTCTCGCTCTTCACGCGAATACTTCTTGCGGAAGTTACTATATCGCAGGCCGCTTAGCACAACCACATATGCCAATTCTGCCAAAACCACGCTCATGACTACGATTGTAAGCATTCTTTGCCTCCGCGGTTTATAGAATCAAGTAGCCCAAGCGCTCTAAGCGCAGCCTTCTCGTTTAGAAAGTATGCCAAAGGAACCACAGTATTCCCTTCCATATGGTACATGGCTATCCTCTTTCGTCCAGGAAGCGGGCCTATATAAAGGCCATCCTCTCCAATCTTGAATCCGTACCATGGACTAGAATCATTGCTTTTGTGCTCGTATATTGTTGTCATGTCGCTTGTGCCCCCGCTTTGTACTTTCCAACAAGCTTCTGTCCCTCCGCAACGAGCTTCTCCCGTAGAGCAATGAGTTCATCGTGACGCGCTAGGTCGGTTTCGTCTCCTCCCACCTCCAGCCGCTTGTCCAAGACCAGGAGTTCTCCGTCTATCCGCCGGACCTGTTTCCGTAACTCCTCTATCCGCTCGACACGCCAGTCGGCCTGACCAGCTCCGTTAGTTGGTCGGCCCTTGGCATTCCACTCCTGCGCCGCCATCAGGTACTCGTCCCAGTGCTCCGAGGAGTACAACGTACTGGGCCGCAGGTACTGCCGCATCTTGTCATCGTTCATCCATTGAGCTACCTGGTAGTCGGTCACGAGCTTGAGCTGTTCAACGGTCGCTCCTTCCCTTAGGCGTCCTTTGATGTGCTTATGGTTGGCAGGGATCTGGCGGAATCGCTTCCCCGCGCGCTCATTGAGATACTGGAGCACCTCCTCGGCGCGCGTGTCGCGCGCCGAATGCTTACAAGAGGGTTTATCTACTTCTACCTCTACTTCTAATTCTACTTCTATAGGGGAGTTACTACGGAGTTGCTCCGGAGTTGCTTCGGAGTTACTCGGTAGTTGCTCCGTAGTAACTCCGGAGTTACTACGTAGTAACTCCGGAGTGACCTCAGAGTTGCTACCGGTCGGCACTTCTACCTCGCCATTGCAGTAACGTTCGATGGTTTCCCTGAACGTCTTGGATCGGACCGCCTCCACGTCGCGCCGGTAGATCTTCTGTGCCCAGCCGCGCTGTGAAGGACGGTTGTAGTGCATCCAGTTGAGGATCAGGACCTCGCGTGTCTCTGGATCGTACAGGATTTTCTTGTACTTGATGAACCGTTCGATCAGTTGGTTCACGGTATCTATGCTGTAACCCATCTCGGCGGCGGCCAGTTTCGGCGGTAGCTCGTAGCATCCGCACGCCGTCGTGTTCGGGTTCGTGAGTAGGTACAGATAGAACAGTTTGTCCTCCGGTGTCATGTCCAGCACCTCGGGATCGCGCCAGAACCTCGTGTGAACCTTCCGCCACTCCGCCATACGACCCTCCCTTGACAGGAACGGGTGGCACCTGATACACTACATGTGCCGACCTGTGGCTCCTGCCGCACAAAGGACGGCCCGAGTTCCTCCTGCTCGGACCTACGCACTTGGCCCTCCCCCGTGGAGGGCCGTCTTATTATAAGCCCGGCCACGGCTGCGCGATTGCTGTGTGGCCGCAGTTTCGTCCGCGATACGGTAGAACCATCGGTTACCGTCCCTCATGGTCTCGACCCGCCGGCCAGTCCCGGCGAGCTGGTGCCGGATCTCGCTAATCCGCGTGCTGATCGCTGTGGTCTGAGTGGCCATGGCCAATTCCCACCCCCCGACCCAGCGACCTCCGAGCCCGATCAGGTACAGATACACCCGTCCCGCTGCCGTATTCGAGTCTATACGTCCAGAATGCATGTTCCCCTCCTAGTGAAACACACTTTGATTGCGGGGCAGCCCCGGCCAGCCGTGCCCCGCTGCGTTAGGGTTACGTTCCTCGGAAGGTTATCCCTTCCCTCTTGGCATAGTATATGGCCGGGGCATCGTCCTCTGTCCCGCGTCCCTCTCGCACGCGGGACCTGCACATCTGCTAGGTAGCGGGCATCTCCTATCTGGGCTTGGTTTTGAGAGGGCCTAATAGCCGGAGCGGGTGTCACCCCGCTCCGGCTGCACGCGACTGAACGCCGGGAATCGAACCCGCGCCTCACTACGGCGAAGGAGGAGGGAAACACCGCAGCACCCAGGCTTCGGGCCTGGTCCGGCGCCGCACCACGCGGTTGCGTCAGTCGCAAGGGCGATGCGGCCGCATCGCCCATCGTTGTCACTAAGAAGGGTAGCATGATCCCAACTCACATACTATCAGATTCCAGTCTTCCAGAAGCGCCAGTGCTTCTCGCACGCGGTCCTCTGGTTCCATGCGGGATAGCAGTCTCACGATCTTCTCAGTTGACACGCCAGGCTCGTCTTCGATCAGGCGCAGGATCAACTTCGCTGTCTCTGGTCCCACGGCGTCCTCCCCTTTACCGAGCTTCGGCATCGCCGACCGTCGCGTAGTACAAGACCGCAAAGATCCCGAACACAAGCCCGGCTATTATCGCCAATGCACCGTTCCTGTGTTTCTGGGTGGCTAGATTATAGCACAACACCGACCACAGGATCCAACATGCGACTACTAGTGCCTCAACCATCGGCCACCTCCGACTCGCCGATCCGCTCGTACTGGCGCACCCAGTAGCGGCCCGCAGGCGTGACCCGCTCCTTGCGCTCGACCCACTTCCCGGTGATCAACCACTCCCCAACCCGCGCCCGCTGGCAGCCTTCTGGGACCTTGCTCTGCAACGTCTTGCCAAGCGTCTCGTATTCCCTGGCCGCCGCCGCTAGCGCAGCCCGGCGCTCAAGAAGCTCCTCAATCTCCGAATCGTTCATCCATTCCGTTGCATCCTTGCTCAGGATTGACGGCTGACAGATGGTAACAAAGTCGCACTTGGCACAGTGATCGCCCTCTGTACGATCCGGGTAGGTCTGCCTAGCCAGGTGGCTATTCACCTCCTCCGCCTTGCGGACTAGCTCATTAGCGCGGTCCCAGTCCAAGGATACCCACAGGTCCTTGATCCGCGCAGCGGTCTTGTCCTTCAGGACGATGACGCCCATCGGCTGTCCGGTCAGCAATAGATAAACCTGCATCTGATCCGGCCACTTGCGGAGCCACAGCTGGCGGCTATTCACAAGGTCCTCTACGGAATCTATGGCCTGGAAGGCCCAAGGAGAACACGTCTTGATCTCGCACGGTACGCTAGGTTCCTCCGCCGGCCACCAATCTGGTCGCCGGTGGTAGCCGAGTGCGCCGTCAATGTGACCGGAAATCTGTGTCTCCGGCCAGTAGAATTCCTGCTGGGATTTCGTGAACTCGAACCCGGCATCCTCCAAGAGGCGCCGGACGGCGATCTCCTGATCGTGTCCCTCCCGGAATACCTCCTGGAGGGACACGTCAACCAGCGGCCTGCTCTCCGTGCGCAGATAACACAGGTAACGGGTACATGGGTGACCCAGCTCGCTGGCACGATTGCTCATAGCGGGGGACCTCTTGCGCTCCCCGGCTATGTACTCACGTACGGTATCGGCGATCATTCCTCCTCCTTGCGGTACAGATCGTCCGGAGCCGGCTGAGCTTTCGGCAATTGCTGCAACCGCTCAATAAGCTGACTGGCCTCTGAACGAGACAAGTCTTTCGTGGAGCTGACCCCGAACATGGCCTGAGCCATGCCTGTGACCTCATCATGGCTCAGACCGCGCTCTTTGGCCAGCATGTGTACGAAGCTCAATTGCCGTTCGCTGATGAGGCTTGGGATCTTCTGCTCGCTGGCCTTCTCGACTGGAGCTTGCTGTACGACCTCCTGGATGTGGTTGCCGTCAGCGATGTTAGCGTCATCGTCCTCCTGGGAGGCGATGTTCAGGATCGCCGATATGGCGTACCGGCGCATGTACGACAGCGCCGACCCGAACTCCTGGTTGGCACCTGTGTGGATGATCTGCGCCTCAGACGATACCCACTGGCCAGACTGGTGCAGGAGCAACGTTTGCAGGATCGGTATGCCGTTCCTGAGCGTGATTAGCTGGGTGATTGCCAACCCGTGATCCGCTAGCGGCTTGCGCACCGCCTCCAGGATCGTGTCGAGCGTCGCATACCGGAACCGGTATGTCCCGCCCGTCCGCGTCATAACATCTACTGTTTTGTTCTTCTCAATCGGCCTGAACTCAGCTTGCGCCTGTGACAGCGCCCCGATCAACTCCCCCAGATTGTCCGACCTCATCGCTCCTTCGTTCATTGCTCCCCCTTTGCAATTCCAGCTCCTGCTGGATCCGCCTCTTGATGACGCGAGATGTAGGAACCGCTATCCCGCGCTCCCAGTTAGATACTGTGACCCGGCTCACGCCGAGCCGTTCGGCCAGCTTGGCCTGGCTCATCCCGTACGCCAGCCGCAACCATCGGATCTGTGCGGCCAGAGAATCAGAGTTCGACGTCTTGTCTTTTTTCATCTAGCCTCCTCGCGCCTATCGGCTCTACGGCCTCCACGGCGCGCTATCGTCCATCATGTTGTCTAATAACGGCTGCTCGTTCTCCCTCTGTTCAGTAGGATATTCCGTAGTGGCAGGGAACGGGCCACCATGGAATACGTGCTCGTAGTATGTTTCCAGAAACGACCACAGGGCCTCGTCTCCTCCGTTTACAAGCGAATACATTGCGTCAGATGCACCGTAGTCAGACTCGTCAAGGCATAAGTAACAGATTCCATTGGTATATTCGCACTTCTCTAAGATCGGTTCCTGGCCTTCATACATTGGTGACTTTGAATGATACCATAGTTTCGGCAATATCTGTCGCCGACGCAGAACAGTTCGTTCCCACATTGTGAGCCGTTTGTCCGGCATTGTGACAAACTGCGGCACCCAGTTAGTATGGATCACGAATTGAACGGCCCCATCATCCCCAATCACGATAAAGTTGATGAAAAGCCCGTCATATCCGTGCGATCCCACAGTTCCAGGAATACAGTTGTCATGACCCCACTTACACCGGAACTTGATGCAGTCATGACCTGCCTTGAACCTCACGATGTGCTCTAGCGTTGACATTCCCTCCTCCTTTCGTTTCCCCCGAGTGACCTCATTATAGCGGGTTACTCCTCGCTTGTCAAGTCCTTTACACTGGAAGTTGGAGAATCACCTGTCAGGCTCACGACTTGGGTTCTGGCTGGCCCGCAATTCCAGGCCCCGTTACAGTAGACGCGCCGAAGGCCTACGCGCTTCTCTTGCGTTCTCTCCTAGCTGCCACCATCGCGCGCGCCAGCCGATCCACCGCGGCCTCGAATACCCTCCAGTCGAGGGATTGCCTGTCCTTCGGTTCGATGGGGTCCAGTACGATGTGGACTAGCTCATGGACAATGGCGCGCTCAATGTCCTGCTCCTCTAGCAGTCCGCTGGCCTCGTAGCTGTCCGGATGGAGTATTGTTAGGCGCGCGACCTCGTTTTCCCAAACGATCTCAATGGCAGCCTCGCTATCGGGTACTGGGAGAACGTGGGATATGACAATGCCGATACGCCAGGATTGCAGCCCCAACTTTTGCTGCCAGTAGGCCAGGAGTTCGGTCGCCTCTACGTATGCCGAGCGTCGGCTAGCCACGTTTCCCCGCTATACCATGACGCCGCGCCTGGTGTTCGATCGCGGCCAGCGACCGCCCCGGTGGGAAGGCCTTGGCATAGTACTCAACCAGGGCCCCCAGCATCCCAGGACGGTAGTACCGGCGCAGTGCCGCCAGTTCCTTCTCTGTCCAAGGACGGCATGGCGGCACCACCTGCATCGCATCCTCCAATTCCGGGACGTACAGCTCCTCGCCGCAGGTGTGACCGCCGCCTATGGAACGTGGATGAGCGTCCGCGCGTTCGCCCGGAGGCCTCGTGTGTATTCGCGCCATGTGTGCCCACCTCCCTCTACCGTGAACTGCACCAGCCCCCAATCTACGGTGCCGGAGAAGTTTGTTTCCCCGTGCCTGGTCCGCCCCAACTGCAATGCAGGTAGGATCATAGCCGTCCAGCCGCGCCCGGAGATCGCTGCGAAATAATGCACATGCGCTCGGAGAATCACTTGTGCCTTGGGAGCCTCATCTCGCTCTGCCCACAGCACGTTCCATACGCGGTCTCGTGCTAACGCAGTGTACCGTCCGTAGGGAACCTGTGAGCCGCTAATGCGGTGTTTCACGTCGAACACGACATTCTCAACCTGAATAAACGGATGGGTGTCAATCTCCGCGCCGAGCCCGTGTGCAATGAGGTCCTCGTATTCCTCAATGTCTCCGGAATGGTATGCCGTCCCGCGCGCGATAACGATACGTTGAGCCCCCCAAACATCTAGCGCCGCCTGCGCCATCTCGCATTGTTCTAACCTGTCAACCGCGACCAGCTCTGTGCTACCGGAGGACTCGCCACGCCCGTCAATGAGGTCACCGACAACGATTAGGAGATCCGGACTACCGATGGCCTTCCTGATGTCTGTGTAGGCCTTCCATGCCTCCCGCTGAGCCACACCCCAGGCCGCCCTCGCAGGAGGCGCGTTTCGGACAGGCCATTGCCACTCCGGTGGGGTCAATCCCGCCCGATGGCCACAGTGCAGGTCTGCCAACGCTACGACAGATTTCACTTTTCCCGGTGTATGTTCCGCTGTACTGTGTCCACTAGCCCGCTCAGAACCTCGGCCTGCTTCTCCAGCGCCCTTGATACCTCCTTCATGACCTCGCGCGTGTTTTTGCGTTCCTCTCTATCGTGATCCAGGTGGTTTGTAACAATGCGATCCAGCATGGTGCAGTTCTGCTGGAGTGATGATTTGATTTCGGACTGGAATGGCTCAACTATACGCTTTAGTATGATAACAATTCCAATCACGAAGACGACAGCGAACGCGATTCCGATGGACAAGTCCTTGAGTTGCGCGATCCAGTCCATCCTATCACCCCCCAATCGGTGTTACTGCGGGCTGGAGGCGGATTGCGATCGGGAGGCGGTCGGGGGAGTCGCCTCCAGCCCGCGAGTAACATCACGTCACGGACAGCACCCCGAGTGAATAAACTTGGTGGTGCTAGCTCGCCGTCCGTATGCGTCGGATACCCACAGCGTCACACGGAACGTCCACGTCTCTCCACTACAATGGCTTGGACCTGCGATATACCAGCAGAACGACTTCTCCTCTGTGCGGATATATCGGATCTCAGGCTCACAGATGATTCCGCCCAGTTCGCTTTCTTGCCAGCAATACGGGATCGGTGTCGGATCGTCCTCCGATACCACTCTGACAATCTCCATCTGGTACCACAGGTTCTCGCCGACGGATTCCCCGGCCCATAGACAGACCTTCTGGCCAGGATAGAAGCTATCGGCAACGCCGCCCCAGCCGTTGAGCGTGATTAGAATGGGTTTGAGCGTATTCTCGCCGCCCGTCATATCTACGATGCGGTACGCAGTCCTAATCGTAGGCTCACCAGACGGGGTCGATCCGCCCCCCCCGCCGCCAGGGCCCGGAGGCGGACCACAACACCCGTCATCGGCTGACCCGCCCCCGGATGTTCCAGTATTCCACTCGCAGATGAGAATGATCACGTAAACGTCCCGCTTGTCATACGTATGTGAGACAACTGCCGTCTCGGGCCCGCCCGCGATTCCCTTCCCATCTCCGAAGTCCCAGATGTACCTGTCGGCTCTGGACGCCTGCGCGTCCACCACGACGGTAGATATGCCCGCTACCGTAGCAGTGAATTGCGCTACGTACGGATCCACCTCCGGCCCGTCATCGAATAGCTGTACGCATCCTGACAGAGCCAGCGCCAGCCCGATAACAAGGCCCGCTCCAAGTCTACGCATCTCAGCTCCTTATTGAGTACTCGCCTCCATGGCCGGGCATCCCGGTGTCGGAGAGATACCGCATGGGGATACATCGAATGCGAATCCGACTACAACCCATGCCCCTAATAGCGTAGAAGCAGGATTGATAGACATGGGTAAGTTGAATCGCAACCAGCCCATTGCCCCTCTCCACTTTCCGACAATCTCGGCGCCAACTGCCCAAGATGACCTGCTGAACGCCCAACTACATGTCTCCAACCATACGCTGGCGCCTCCGCCGATCCTGAATGACGGCGTCAACGTATACAATGGAGTAACCGACAGCCCATACCATCCGTTAGCTGTTAGTGGATTGGACAACGTTACAGAAGTCTTGATCCACGAGCCGCTATCCCAACCGATAGCGAGATACGGAATGCCAGTCCCTCCAGACGGAACGATCTCGCCGCCGATGAACGGGCCAGCGTAAGCCGCCATGCCCGCCAGAATTAGGAACGTCACAAGAACGATAGAGAGCTTCTTCATGCGCCACCTCCTAGAGTTGATCCTTTATGGATCCGTAGATTAGCTGCGCTAGCGTCATCACAATACCCGATGCTCCGAACAGGATCTCCGGATTTGCGAAGATCCCCGCCAGGGAGATCTGACCGAACATGAGTAGAACGAGTACTGCGAGAATTACGGATGCCACAAAGGATAGCCATAGCATCACCGGCCCCTGCCACCCGAGCGCCTTCTTGATCGCCTGTAGAAGAGGGACAGCGATGCCGCCTGCTAGCATCAACGCTACTGTCTGTGCCATTTCCATATAGCCTCCTACTCTGCCAATGCCGCCGCCAGTTCGGCCAGTTTCCGCAACCCCATTGCGAATACCGGCCTCCACTCCGATGGCATACGATTCATTGCGGCGGTGAGATATGGTTCCAGACGATCCGCTAACTGTTCTGGGTCGAACGAGCACAGGAGTTCGACCGCGATCGCCGGACCGAACCTGCGTAACAGTGGAGATAACAACTTGCTGATCACTGTGCTCACGGTCCCGATCCTCCCCGACTGTCCATAAAGTCACCTCCCGCGAGGCTCAGACGAAAGGCCCCCATCGTGCCTTCGCACAATGAGGGCCCTATTCGGGTGCCTCGGTCGCAGTTTATCATATTAGCGTGGCCGTGTCAAGTATTCTGTTACTCAATGGCCACGCTAAGTTCCGCTGCAGTTCCAGAGCCGCTAACCGAGATCCTGTATTGACCGGGGTTCACATACGTGTGCACCCAGCGCCAGTGGGTATCTATGCGCGTGCCGTCACGATTAGATGAGATCGTGCCATCTCCCCAGTCCACTACATAGTCCTCTGGAAGTGCCGCCGTTCCAGACCCAACGACCTCCCACCGCATGACGTAGAGCGTCGCGGTGTGGCCAGTGACCTCGACATGGGTCCCTAGATCGTATTCCTTGCTAGCGCAGCCTGTAAGCAGAATCAGGGACGCCACGATCGCCATTACTCCCGACGCGACTTTCATGTTCCACCTCCTGGCCGTATTATATCACACTTCATTGCGGAGGGAAACTGCATCTACCCAAACCTCGTCGGTGTCCCCTACGTTCGATTCTACCACTGCGCGCATGGCCTGCGCCGCGCCCGACACCGAACCGGCTGGCAATACGCGCACGGCGCCCTGCCATGTGTCAACCGCGAGCGGACTGTCCCGATTCCCGCGGTATATCTGCACCGTGTCCAGGACCTGTGACGGCGTTACCGTGAAGTCCCAGCGGTCGCCGACCGTGTGGCCAGTGGTGGCGCCGAACGTTATCCGGACACCATCCTCTAGATGCTGCGCCGCTTCCATGATGTTGACGCCGGTGACAACCCAGGTCGCGCCTCCGTCATTAGACCACTTGAACGTGTCCGGCGTGCCGGTTCCGTCAATCTGGACGCGGTACGAGATCGGATCAGATTCCAAGCCGGTGTAGTGGCCGCCTGATGTCATATCGTTCAGGCCGGAGCCGGTAAACGTTGCCGCGCCGATTGTCGGTGCGGTGCCGAACTGGCCATAGAGCCGGATGTCCGCGTTAGCGAGCGTGGCAGCGTATCCTTTCGGAGCGCGATCTGTCCCGTCATAATCTGTCAGGTAGAGCTTGCCGCCGTAGCCATCCGGGTACGCCATCTTGTTGTCCCGGTTCCCGGACGTTCCAACGTAGCTAGGATTCGATGGATCGGCGAGAGAATAGACCTTGATCACGCGATTCCCTGAGGAAACGCCGCACGTGTAGAGATAGGCCCCATAGAGCGCGAGTCCGTAGGTGCCATTCGATGCGTCCCCGAACGCCCCCACGTACGTGATGTCGCTTGGATCGGTGACGTCATAGACCTTCACGTCGGATGCCGTTTGGAGATAGAGATGGTTCCCGTAAACGACGATGTCAGTCGCCGCCGCGGCTGGCGTGGCCGTGTCAAGGATCGCCGCAGCTAACGGGTCAGAGATATCTACGGAGAACAGGTGCGCGCTGCCGCGTGCTGCTACGAAGAGCGCGTTCCCGGAACGGGCTAACGAATATGGACCTATTGATCCTGGCAACCTGAAGCTCCGTGCTGTCGAATAATCCGAAGCGTTGCGAACATAGAACATTGAGCCGATGGCGTTATATATATAATCGCCGAATCGAAGCACCGTGTGGAGTCCTGGAGTAATGGTATACCGCTCAAATACTAGTGTTTCTTGCGGACTGGATTTATCGCTCCATGTACCATCTCCGAGTTGGCCATATTCATTTGCACCCCATGCCATTATGTAATTGTCTGCCCTTATACCAAGGCTATGATACTTGCCGCCATTGATTGCATTCCAAGTACATGACCCGATTAGCGTCGGCGATGTTCGCTGTGTCGTAGTACCATCTCCAATCTGGCCACGTGAATTGTCGCCCCAAGCCAGAAGCCTGTCATCGGCACGGATACCGAGCGAATGGACATGGCCGGTGTCAATAACTTTCCAAGTACATGACCCGATTAGCGTTGGTGAAGTATGATCTGTCGTAGTTCCATCACCTAATTGGCCATAGTTGTTCAGGCCCCAAGCTAATAGTCTATCATCGGCACGGATACCAATCGAATGGGTATTGCCGCCGGCGATGGCCTTCCAAGTACAAGTTCCGATTAGCGTCGGCGATGTTCGCTGTGTCGTTGTTCCATCCCCAAGTTGACAATAGGCATTGTATCCCCAAGCTAATAGTCTATCATCGGCCCGGATACCAAGAGAATGATACTGGCCTCCGGCGATGGCCTTCCATGTACACGAACCAATCAGAGTTAGCGAACTACGATCTGTAGTAGTACCATCACCGAGTTCTCCCGCGCCGTTGTATCCAGAAGCTAGAAGCCTACCATCTGCCCGTATCGCGAGCGAATGCAATTCTCCTGCCGCAATGACCTTCCATGTACATGAACCAATGAGCGTTGGTGAAGTATGATCTGTCGTAGTTCCATCACCTAATTGGCCATAGTTGTTCAGGCCCCAAGCTAGCAGGCGATTATCAGCTCTAATACCAAGGGAATGGTGAAGACCACCTGCAATTGCCTTCCAGGTGCAACTCCCGATGAGAACTGGCGAGTTGCGATTGGTAGTACTCTCGTCTCCGAGCTGGCCATAGTCATTGAGCCCCCAAGCGCGAATCATAGAATCAGGACCGCGCCCGATTGAGTGGTTGTATCCAGCAGAGATAGCCAGTGCAGACAGCGGGTTATCTATATTGTATGTATTGTATAAATCCAACGTCTGATCTGTACCTATAGAATACAGCTTCAATTCATTGCCAGCGATCATCCCCAGCGTCGAACCGCTAATCCATAGATATCGCGGCGTGTAACTCAAGCTGATGCTGCTCCGCACAGTCGGATTAGTCGGATCGCGCATGTCGAACGACACGAGCTTCGGCGCGCTGCCGCCTACTCCTACAAACAGACCGTTAGCTGAGCTTACGCATACCACAGACGTTCCCGTTCCTGATCCGGTTGCGCTACCGACAATCGAAGGGCTTGTCGGCGCGACATCAGACTTGACCGCTATACCGCCCTTGACGTCTAGTCCGGCGTTACACGGCCCCCAAGTTGAGTAGAGCGTACCGGACCCGGTGCAGCGCATAGAGCGCGAGCCGTGGTACGCATCGGCATCGTCTACTACCCAGTCGCCGCTAGTCTTCCAGGAAGCCGGCTTGCCGGCACTGACCCGCTCAAAGCTGTAGTTGTCCACAACGTTCTCGTGCACAGTTCCAAGCGAAGGAATAGAATCCAGTTCGATCGTGCCACCGCGGATGTAGATGTTGTAGAATTCCGCGTTGCCGTTTTTGAATATGGCCCAACCGTCCTCGCCCTCTACGTAATTCGCGCTGCGATGTGTCCCGGTTGTCACCAGCTCTGAACCGTCCC